ATGAAAGAAACCTTCGCAAAGAAAGAACTATAAAATTTATTAACACTATCTATGATAGAACTATTACTGATAACGATGTCGCAGATGCTTGTGGTATTGGGCACTGGGCTCTAAAAAATTGGGGTAAAGCAATTGGACTTGACAAATAACATTATGGCTGCTAAACTATATACAAGTGAAATCTTTATGCGTAAGCGTTATCTTATGGATAAAAAAACACCAGAAGAGATTGCAAAAGAATGTGGATGCTCACTAGAGACTATCTATGTCTACCTTGCAAAATTTGGATTAAGGAAGTCAAGACGATGAATAAATTTGAAAAGACATTAATAGCACTTGCCGTAGCAGGTGCAGTTGGCTTTAGTTTTGCGTTTGCTGTGCTAAAAGGAGTTCCAGAAGCATTTGATTGGGAGGAAGACGATGAGTGATAACTTAAACATAACAGTTGATCAAGTCAATAATCCTTTACACTACACATCAGACCCATCTGGCATTGAGTGTATTGAGATAACTCGTCATCGTAATTTTAATATTGGCAATGCATTTAAGTACTTGTGGAGAGCAGGACTCAAAGATGAAGCCAAGACAATACAAGATCTTGAGAAAGCAATTTTTTATATCAAAGATGAGATAAATAGACTAGAGGGAAAATATGTCAACTGAAGACGATCTAGTTAAACATTTAGACCAAGTTAATTTAGTAGTAGAAGAATATCTAAAGGGCAATGATCCAACGGTAATCTCTAAGCAACTTTCAATACCAAGACAAAGAGTGGTAACTCTTATTAATGAGTGGAAGGTTATGGCATCTGCTAACGACGCTATCCGTGCTCGTGCTAAAGAGGCCTTGGCTGCTGCAGATACACACTACAGCAAGTTAGTATCTAGAACATACGAGGTTATTGACGAGGCATCAATGACAAATAACCTTAGCGCAAAGACTGCTGCAATCAAACTTGTAATGGACATTGAGTCTAAGCGTATAGATATGCTGCAGAAGGCTGGTCTGCTTGAGAATAAAGAATTAGCAGAAGAAATGATGGAGATTGAAAAAAGGCAGGAAGTTCTTGTCCTTATCTTAAAAGATATTGCATCTGAATACCCACAGGTCCGTGATGAGATTATGCGTAGGCTTTCTTCATTTGCAAAAGACAACGAGGTGATTACAGTTGTCCACGACGTTCAATGATTTTTTTGAAGTACTTAAAGATAATAACTTTCAAGAAACCCCAGTAGATGCAAAAACATTTGTTGAAGGTGATGAATACTTAGGTCAGCCTGGTCTGTCTGATATACAGTATGACATCGTTGAAGCAATGAGCCAGATATATCGTAAAGAAGATCTAATTGACATAATGGGAGAAGAAGAGGGCACAAGATACTTTGAAAAATATACTAAGAACGAAATCATCCTGCAACTTGGCAAGGGATCTGGAAAAGACTTCGTATCAACAGTAGCATGTGCATATATAGTATATAAACTATTGTGCCTAAAAGACCCAGCAAAGTATTTTGGTAAGCCAGCAGGAGATGCTATTGATTTAATTAACGTTGCTATTAACGCTCAACAGGCTAAGAATGTTTTCTTTAAAGGTTTTAAATCAAAGATTGAAAGATCCCCATGGTTTGCTGGAAAGTACTATGCAAAAGCAGACTCAGTTGAGTTTGATAAGTCTATAACTGTTTACTCTGGTCACTCAGAAAGAGAATCACATGAGGGACTAAACCTTCTTCTTGCAGTGCTTGATGAGATTTCTGGTTTTGCATCTGAAGTTGGAACAGGCAATGAACAAGGAAAGACTGCTGAGAATATATACAAGGCTTTCCGTGGATCAGTTGACTCTCGTTTTCCAGACCTTGGTAAGGTAGTTTTGCTTTCGTTTCCAAGATATCCAGGTGATTATATCTCAGAAAAGTATGATGCAGTTGTTGCTGAGAAAGAGATAGTTGAAAGAACACACGAATTTATTATTAATCCACTATTGCCTGATACAGACCCAGACAATAAGTTTGAAATTTCCTGGGATGAAGATCATATCATCTCATACAAATACCCTGGAGTCTTCGCACTAAAAAGACCTACCTGGGAAGTAAACCCAACAAGACAAATTGATGATTTTAAGATTGCTTTTATGACTGACCTTGGAGATGCAATGATGCGCTTTACTTGCGTACCAACTTTTGCTTCTGATGCATTCTTTAAGCAACAGGAAAAAGTAAGAGCCTGCATGACACTTAGAAACCCTGTGGATAACTTTAGAAGGTTTGACGAAGCCTTTAAACCAGATCCAACAAAGAAATATTATGTACACGCCGACCTTGCCCAGAAGCACGATAAGTGTGCGGTAGCAATCGCTCACGTAGAAAAATGGGTAAACATACAAGTCATTAACAACTACGAACAGGTAGCACCAATTGTTGTAGTAGATGCAGTAGCATGGTGGGAGCCAAAGGTAGAAGGCCCAGTTAATCTTTCAGAAGTTAAACAATGGATTCAGAACCTTAGAAGAATAGGGTTTGATATTGGAATGGTTTCCTTTGACCGTTGGCAGTCTTTTGATATTCAGAATGAATTAAAGCAGGTTGGAATGAAGACTGATACTGTTTCTGTTTCTAAGAAACACTATGAAGATATGGCCATGCTTGTGTACGAGGAAAGACTTGCTATGCCTGCAATTGATTTATTATTTGATGAACTAACCCAGTTAAAGATCATGAAAAATGATAGAGTTGACCACCCACGCAAAAAGTCAAAGGACTTGGCTGATGCTGTGTGCGGAGCAATATTTGGGGCAATATCACATACCCCAAAAAATATGGACACAGACGTAGAGGTTCATACGTTTAGGGATAGGCCTAAGCAGTTTGACGAACTACCTGACAATGTGATACACTATAAGCCTAGCCAAATAGAAGATATAAAAGATTATTTGGATAGACTAAAAACACTATAACAAGAAAAGAGATAAAATGAATTCATTTAAGAAAATCGCACTAGCCATGGTTGCAGCCATGACTTTGGGCACAATCGTAGCATCACCTGCAAGTGCTGCTGTAATGTCAGTCGCTGTATCATTGGACTCTGTAGCAAATACTACAGCATCTTCAATTTCAACGCCTGCATCATTAACAGTCCCTGCAGACAACTCAGTTGACGCTGCTGACGCACTCAAGTTCGTCGCAACTGTTGACACAGGAACAAATGTTTCTGTAGTTGCAACAAACGCAACAATCGTGTCTGCACTACACACATCTGCTGCACCAGTAGGAGCATCTTCAGGTTCTTCAACCTTGACAATTGCAACTGGTACAGGAACAACTGCAACATTCTGGGTATACACAAAGACCACAGCAATTGGAACAGTAACAGTTACCAATCAGGGAACTACATTTACATACTATGTACAGGGAACTGCTGGCAAGATTAATAACCTTACACTATCAGCACCTGCATCAGGCGCTGCTGGAACAAAGCAGGACATCACAGTAACTGCAACAGACGCATTTGGAAACAAGGTATCTGGTAAGTCAATTACTGCAACCGTATTTGCTTCAACAGCAGTTATGGATACAGCAACAGTAACAACTGGCGCTACACTTTCAGATTTTGGAGTTGCAAAGTTTACTGCAACACTTCCAACAACTGGAACACGATCACTAATTACATTTGCTCCAACAACATCAACAGATGCAGTTGCAGCAGCAGTAGTTGGTTTGACTGCTCCAACACTTGCACCATTTGCAGAGATCGCAGTTCGTGATCTAGCAACAGAACTTTCTGCACAGGTAGCAGCAAAGGATGCAGCACTTGCTGCAAAGGCTGCTTCAGATGCTGCACTTGTTAAGGCAACAGCAGAGCACACTGCTCTAATTGCTGCTGAGAAGGCTGCTTCTGCAAAGGCACTTGCTGATGCAAAGACTGCACACGATGCAGTTGTAGTTGCTAAGGATGCACAGATTGCAAAGTTGACTGCAGATAATGCAGCAGCAGTTAAGTCAATCAAGGATGCTTTCAATGCACTTGCAAAGAAGTGGAATGCAAAGAATCCAAAGGCAAAGGTTACTCTAGTTAAGTAATTAGTCCAACATTTAAGGGGTTACCAATTACGGTAGCCCCTTTTTTGTGCAATAAAATGGTATAATCATCCTATCAGACATCAGTCTGCAAGGGGGAAAGGCAATTAAAAAACTAATACGAATAGCAGCAGCCACACTATTAGCATTTGGCTGGCTTCTTATGTCCCCAGAAGGTGCACACTCTGATGACCCCCTCACAGTTGCAGCACAAGAAATACAAGATCTTAACGATAGCATTGACGACCTTGGTTACAAAGATAAATTTATATCCCTAATTGAAGAGGCAGAAGATAAGTACACCCTTGCGGTATCTGCACAATCAACTCAGTCTCAAACCTCTGACCTATATGACAACTCCCTTGATCTAAAAGCAACGGCACTTGAAGAAAAAGACTTAGCCCAATCAGCAGTAGACGGACAAACTGTTACAGTAGCCACTGCCCTAACTAATAAAAATAATGCCTACGATGCTCTTGGTGTAGCCAATATTAATTTATCAACTGCTCAGCAAGCATTAAACAATAACAATTCATCAGGACCTGGTTTAAGATATGATGTTTATAGCCTGATCAGGGTAAATGGTCAAGCAGCCACAGACCAATTCTTATGTAGTGGAATATTTGGGGAATATGGTGAAAACTCTATGCAGCGTCCAGTGTGTGGTGATAGATATGAAAACTTCATAGTTAAATTTACTGGACAAATAACAGTACCTTCATGGTTTACATCAACAAAATTTGCAGGGTATACAGACGATGGTTTTAGGATGTATATTGACGGAGCATTGGCCATTGACAACTGGGTAGAGCAAGGAGCAACTTGGAGTGCATATTCTCCAATATATGATGTAACAACTGATAAAGTTTTTGATGTAGAAATATGGTGGTACAACGGTGGAGGAGTAGGATCTTATCACCTTGGCTGGGCTATTTCAGGAGGATGGACTGGTTTAGGATGTGACTATTCTGGAACTCCAAGAGTATGGGGAGAAAATTTTAGTTGTAGTTTAAACACATTGTCCCATGGATCTGTATCAACACAAGAACAAACCAATGCCTACAACAACGCCCTTTCTGCAAAGAACTCAGCACAGAATGTATACAATGATAAATTAAATATTTATAACCAAGCAGTCTCAACATTAAATGGTTACAATCAAACCTTAACTAATAAAACATCTGAGGCTGAGAATGCAAGTTTGAATGTTGTGACGGCATTGCAAAATAAAAACAATGCTATTAGCGCATATAATCAAGCAATTAATTATCTTAACAACTACATTGATAACGCATGGCGTTACTATGATGAGCAGTCACAAAGAGAAATTCAAAGAGCAATTGCTCAAG